TTATACTTTAGGTATAAAGTTAAACAATGCTGGACTAACAGCTTCTTTAGCTAATTCATATGGATTAGTAAATAATGTATCATAGTTTTTAGAAAATACATTGCCATCAAATATATCAGAGATATCTCCTATAAATGCTTGAGGCATTAATATCATTAAACTAGATATAGGTCTTTTAAATAATAATTTAGAGAATATTACTCTTTGAACTCTAGTAAAGTATCTAGAGAATTGCACAAAACCGTGATCTTCAATAGCCTTTCTAAATTTACCTGTAGCTATATCATAGTTTATAAATACATCTAGTACTTCTTCTAAAGCTTCTTTCTTACTCCAACCTTTTTTCAATGTTAGATGTCTATATAGTGCGGCTCTAGATATAAAATCTGAGTGATTTACAAAGTCCTCTAAGAACTGTCCTAAAGCAGTATTATCAGTAATAAATAGTTGCTCTATACTATCATTAACTACTCCACCTAGTTTTTTACCTAGTAGAGATGTAGTGATAGTTTTATATTTCTCCATATGTTTATCTATGATATCTATTTTATCTTCTATTTTAGTTACCTTATCATTAGCTATAGTATTAAAATATCCAGCAGCTATGAGATCATATACTGGAGAATTAATAAGATGCTTAGCTAGTGAATTAAACAGTGTTTCATTCACTTTATTACCATTACTTTTTAACAATTCTAATTCTTTATATTTATAATATGTTTTGTAATAATCTGTAGTAGCTAACCACATATCATATTGAGAACTTATAGATTCTTTTATACTCATACCATAATTCATTAAAGATAAAGTATTACTTGTCTGGTTACCTATTATGGTACTAGGCATCTTCATAACCATCTCTTTTTTAGCTAGTTTAGATATCTTTCTAAGTAATCCAAAACTATATAAAGCTACTTTAAATCCAGTCTTATTAGCTACACGATCATTTAAATATTTAAATATAGATGAGTTTCTAACATCCCAACTTTTATACCCAAATATATCTAGTAGGGCATCTCTTTTAACCATAATAGGTTTATTTATCTTTTTAAATTTTTCTTCTAGTTCAAATTTAAAATGATTTGGTAATAACTTATATACCTCTCTAATATAAGGATCCTTACTATCGTAACTAAGCTCTACAAATAACTGTTCTTTTAAAGCTTCTGTCTTATCTAATCCTTTACCACTTTTTAACTCTTTATGATGAGTTTCATACTCTTCGAATATAGCTTCAGCAATATCTTTATTTATTTTCTCACTCTCTATTTTATCAATCAGTATAGCATTAGAATTAGCTATAGCTTTAAAAATATCCATATCTAGTCCTAGATACTCTATCTTATTAGCTCTAGACATTGTGAATCTAAAATCAATAGTAGTCATATAACCTTTTCTACCTTTACCTAGTAAAGGTATCAAAATATCTCCTCTTTTATCACTAGCTTTCAAATTAGGATTTTTAAACATCTCTCTTATAGCTTTTTCTTCTTCTTTTCTAAGTCTTAAAAACTCTTTCTTACCAGCATCTAGAACAGTTTTAGGATCAGCTCCATTAGCTAGAAGTTCATTCATGTTATCTTGTACAGAAAATCCTTTACCTTTCATAGAAGTATAATTAAGTGCTGTTCTATTCCAGTTATCACTTCTAAGACCACTATTATCTATAAACCAACCTTTAGCCTCATCACCTTTACCTACTACTTTAACTAATTTATATCCCTCAGCTTCTAGATTATCTTTCATACTTAAATTAGATATTCTAAAGTCTATACTTGTATCTGTATCGTAATTCATAAAGCTATCTATCATATTATATTCATTATCTTTAAATAGCTCTTTTCTAGATCTTTCTTTATGTACTTTAATAGCTTTAATCAAAGAATCAATTGCTTTACTTTCTGATTTATTAAATTTATCTAGTGTGTTTATTTCAGATTCATCACTGAGTTTTAAAGCTTTTAAAGCTGTTATTAGTTCTACTGCTTTAATTACATCATTAGATACTTGTAAATTATATACTCCAGTTACATTAGCTATATTACTAGCATTTAAACGAATACCTGAGTATAAAGCTTCTTCATATCTCATATAATTAGCTAGATTACTAGTTTGATATTCTATATATCTTATATACTCATCAACACTAAAAGCTTTATATTTACTATCCTTAATACCATTTCTAATAATATCCATTTGAGATTTTATTTTATTATCTAACCCATCTGTTTTATATAGATTTATTACTTCATCTAGAGTATAATCTTCACTTATTCTTGTTAGATTAGTAGATAGGATTACTGAACCTAACTCCCTAGCTTCTTGATCTGTAGGTTTGGTCTCTTTAAATAATTCTTTATAGATATACTCATTCATATGTTTAGTTTTCTCTCTTAAAGAATCTTTACGGTTAGAAGCTAGAGCTATCTCTTGTATCTTTCTTTTAAATTCACTAGGTTTAATAAAATCATTAATAACACTACGTATTAAGCTATCATACTTAAATGGACTCCAGTAAGCTATCTTTAACTCTTCTAAAGCTCTTAAAACTATATCTCTATCACTAGGTTTATCTACTAGATCTCTAACTAATCTAAGCCCATTTATAAATCTAGTAGGGAATGAAGTATTCTTATCTGTAAATACTCTAACAGTATCTAAAACTGAATCATCTTTTGGTAAAGTTTTTATAAGTGTACTACCTACTTTACCTAGTACAGTAGATACTAATCTATCACCTAGTTCTATTTTATCTTCTAAGAAACTATATTTCTTAAGGATATTCTTTGAATTATGTTTTACATTAGCATTAGCTTTAGCCATTTTATATTGTAATTTAACAAGAGATTCATAAGCATTAGTACTCTTATCAAGTTTACTATCTAGGATTTTCTTAAAGAATGAAAATACTTTATGAAATAATATTTCAAATACATTTTTTGAAGTATTAGTTTTAGTATCTTTTATATCTATAGATTTAAGTACTTTAGCTACAGCTGGATTAGATAAACCTATACTAACAAACTCTTTTAATCCATCTACATGATTACTTTGATTAAACATGTGTTCCCATATTCTTGTAGCTAGGTCTAGGTCAGTTTGTCTGTTTCCACTATGTATATTATCAGCTATGGCTCCTATACTTAATCCATTTTCTAAAACGTGATTAATCAAAGTACCTATATCTCTTTGATATAACTTACCATATTCTTTATGATCTAAGATAGCATCATTTATAGCGTGATTTATTTCGTGGAAATAAGTCTCAGTAACACTAGCGTGTCCTGAAAGATTAGAGCTAGAATTGTTTATAACTACCCTAGATCCATTTACTTCAAAGTAACCTGAGTTTATCTCACCTTTTACATCATTTATAGTTAAATTTACATCTTTAAATAGATTAGTTATATTTTTAGATAACTTAGTAAGTTGCTCTCTTAACTCACTAGCAAACTCTGCATCTAGGGATAGACCTTTAGTTTTATCAGCATTCATAGCCATATCAAAGTATTCTATTACATTAGTAGAATCTAACTTAGTATCTACTTGAGTTTTAAGTATATTTATACTATCTTCTTGTTCTTGAGAGTAATAGCTTTTTTCCCTTAAGTGGTTTTCTACATTTTGTTTTTGGTTTTTACCTAGTGTTATCTTTGAAAGATTATTGATTAAATCTTTCTCTTCTTTCATAAAAGTATTAACACTTTTTTCATCATTAAAATTATATCTATTTAATGTATCTAAACCATCACGTACAGCTTTACTTTTACTTCCACTTTCAACTAGTACTTGTAATACATCTTTTAATATCGAAGTTTTAATAGCTCCATTATCTTGTATCTCTTTATCTTTTAAACTATTTTCTACTACATTTAATATATTTCCAATAGTAAGGGATCCATCAGATTTTTGATTGAGTTCATCAAGTTCTTTACTAAGTGGTTTTTCTTTACTATCATTTACTATAGCATCATCTACTTTAGTATCTTCATTAATTTTACTTGTTCTTAATCCTATTTCTTTTTTAAGATGATCTTTAGCATTATGAACACTACCATCGATACCTGACATTAAAAATCCCTCAGGCATATACCCCTCAAATTTTATACCTAGTTCTAAAGCAGATATTAATCCACCTAGATCAGCTCCTGATTGAACACCTGAGTATATCTTAGTTATTTTTTTATTACTAGATTCAAGCTCTTTATTTATATTCTCTATTAAAGATTTAATATATGTGTTATACTCATTTTGTATTTCTTTAGCATTTAATTCACTTAAATAAGATTTAGAATTACTTAATGCATTACCAGCTATATTTAGAGTAAAATCACTACTAGTTAGCATATAATCAGCTATATTCTTAGCTACTTGTTTTATATACTCTTTACCATTTTGAGTATCCTTAGTTTTCTTTAAATCTAATCTCTCATATCTATTAGAATTAAGATTAACAAGTTTTTGAGTTAAAACCTCACCACTAGTATTAAAATCAAATCCCACTGCTACAGTAGTTCCTCCCATAGCTGCATTAATAAAAGTCCTATTTGTAAATGGAGATTCTTTTTCATCTCTATTAAGAGGTACTTGATGTATAGATACATTATCTTCTACTAAAGATTGATATGTAGTTGATTTATTTATAGGTTCGCTTTTATAAAGTGTATCTAGATACTTTTTAGTATCTAGGATAGATTTATTAATATCTAATACCCCTAGATCTTTCATTAAATTAGTGTTTATATGAAAATCTTGTATGTTTAGATTATCTACTAGTTTTACTTTAGAAGTATCTTTACCTTTATTTTTTACCTTTTGAATAGTCTCTTTACTTTTTTTATTTATTGCTTCACAGATATTATTAGAGTACTTCATCCATTTAGCTATATAACTATCTCCAAATCTAGCAAATAGATTTTCTACTTTATTACTACTTGTACCATTATCAGTAGCTTTTAATATTTTATGTAGGTCTAAAGATAGGTCAAATGTAAGGTCTTCAATAGGTATATCATTCCAGTTTAAATCAGCTGTACCTTTATGCTTATAAGCTGTACCATCTATACCATTTTGCATATTGTTTCTTTCATAATTATACATAGAAAATACATTTCTATTATAATTAGATAAATGATATAAGATATTAAGAGTACCATATGTTACTTCTAAGTCTTTCTCTAAAGTATATTTAGATAGCCCTAGTTCTCTAAGCACAGTGTAGCTTTTAATTACACTGTTTAAAGCATTTTCTAGAATCATATTTGTATTAGCTAAACCATCAGCTATATTATTATAATTATTAACTACATCTATAGCTACATCAGCTCCAACTACTTGAGCATCAAATACATTTAAAGGTATTTTATTTAGTGTAGATTTACTAGCTACAGTATTATAAGCCATATCCATAGCATCTTGGATTTGAGCTGTACCTACTGCTTGTTTGCCACCTGGTGCTTCTATAGTCTGAATTTTAGGATGTATAGTAACAGATTTACTACCATTATTGTTATCAGGCAGTGACATTTGAGCTACACTTGTACTAGATATACTTTCACTAATTTTTTGAGATGGTATATAAATACTACTATTTTTAGTATCAAATCCAAATTCATTAGCATTCATCTTAGGTGAATTATTCATTGGAAGTAAAAACCTAGTTACTTTATCTACTTCTTCTTCACCTCTTAAAGATAATTTTTTACTATTCCCATCTTCTATAAACAATTCAGGTTTTGATTTTTTAAATTCATTTACTATATGGTCTCTTATAGTATTATAAGCAGTTACTTGTAACTTAGCTGATTGCATTATGACAGAGTTAAGTAATTTAGAACCTGGAGTAACATTATCAGTAGATTCTCTTAGAGTTGTAGCTAGAAGTTGTTCTAGTAATCCACCTAGAACTTTATTCATATTTAACTTCTTACCGCCTAGATTAAATGATATGTTCCGTAGGGGAAAGTCTTTAGTGTACTCTACTTTAACATTCTTACTTTTAATATTCTTATTTATAAATTTATATAGATTATCTATATTCTCACCACCAAACTCTATTAAAGTATCTATTGTATTTTTCATTACTTCAGGATTACCAGCAGCATAGCTTATAGTCTGAGTAGGTAACTTCATAAAATTACGAGACGATTTAGAAGATGATATTTCTTGAACAGTTTGTAGCAGTGTTTTTAATAATCCTTGTAAAGTACTTATATTAACTTTATCTCTATTTAATTTATTACTAGTTATAAAATTATCTATACTAGCATCAATTTTATCATTTAGTGTAATCTCATCATTAATTATTTTTTCAAATCTATCTTTAACCGTCTCAGCATTTCTAGTATATAAATCATCTTGCTTTTTATCTTGTTCTATATGGTAGTTACTAGCATTATCACCTATAGCTGTAAGACTAAGATTTTTAAGTGTTGTAGAGTGTAGAGGAATACTACTCATTAAAATAGCAGGACCATTATTTACACCATCATACTCAGCTAGAAACAGAGCTTTAAATGATTTAGTATCTCCATCTAGGGCAGCTCTATAACTCTTAAGATCTGATAATGTTTGTAAAGCGTGACTAGGGTGTTCCATATTCAGTTCTAAACCATCTAATGAGAACTCTAGCTCACCTTTATTAAATGCTTTAAACATACTCTCTTCAAGTCTGTTTATATCTAGATCTCTTATCTTTCTACCAAAAGATATAGCTCCAGCTTTCTTATCTGTTTTATACCCAAATGCTTGAGCTATATGAGTATCTATAACATCAGTTCTATCTACAGTTACCTCTTTACCATTTTTATTATATGTAGCTATTATTTTATTATCATTTGTTATATTATAGTTACCTATAAGAGTATCACTTATAGTGAAAAATCTAAAAAATTTATTACTTTGAGGATTTACAAATCCTAAGAAGAATTGCCTACCTATAGCACTAGCTTCAGCTTGAACATAAAAACCATCTATAGCAGGAGTGATTGATTTACCATCTTGATCTTCACTAGTTTCATATAAAGATTGATACCCCTCTAGAGTTCTAGAAGCATTAAGTTCTTTACCCTCTAAACTAGCTAATTGGTGTATATTTGTAGCTGTAGCTAAATCTGAAGCTCCTAATATACTCTTAATAGCTTTAGTATCTACTTCAGACATAAACTTATTAAATACACCATTAGGGTCATAAGCTATATATTTAGTATTATTATAAATATCTAATGCTTTAGTGAGTTCTTTATTAGCTCTATAGTATGAGCCATTATCTAGTTTTATTATAGCCAAGCCATTTTTATCTTTTTTAACTTTAGTAGGTTGAAGCCCAATAGAGTTATCCCTAGTTATATCCATACCTAGATTTGAACTAACTTCTTTTAAAGACTCTAATATGTCAAATAAACTAGTATATCCTTGAAGATTTTCTAGTCCAGTAGGAGTATTTATAATATTATCTAGTAGATTACTACGAAAAGCTTCTTCATCAAATTTAATACTTGAATTTTGTATTTTAGTTTTAGCTCTTTCTACCATAGATTTAGATATTCTATCATACTCTTTTTTAACATTTTCATCTAGGAGTTTTAGTTTAGTGTTTGCATCTAGCTTAAAGCTAAGAGTTCTCATTAATCTTCTAAATACTTGTTCTTTAGCTAAAAACATATAAGGTCTAAAGTTAGTATTACCTTGAAGTTCTTTTTGCAAATTTAATAAAGCTTGTTCTTCTTCATTAATTACTTGTAAATTACCAAATACCTTTCTAAAGTCATCAAACATACCACTGTTTTTAATACTATAATCCTCATAAGATATACTGATTAAAGAATACTCAGTATTAGGATCTTGCATTTCTTCTTCAGAAGTATAAATATCTGATTTTTTAAATTTATGCTCTGTTAATAATCCTGTTTTTATAGCAGCCTCTATAGCATACTGTCCTAGCTCTACTTTAAGTCTAGATACATCTTCTTTAGAATTATTATCTAGATCAAATGTTAAAGGTAAATCTTTAAATATAACCTCACCAAGTCTAGTAGCTAGTTGAGTTCTAGTTTGAGATCTAGTAAATTGATTTATATATACTTCAGACATTACTCCTCTTAGAGATAAGCCTGGTACTTCTAACTCATTTAAAAAACTATCATAGTCATTTATAAATCCTTTAAATCTATCATTTTGTAACTCTTCTACAAGCCTTATAAAGGCTAAATTTTGAAGTTGTGGATTATTTCTTACTAGTGGTATTAAACTATTTCTTCTTTTTATTTTATATGTTGCACCATTCTTACCTTTTACATCTACAACACTTTCAGGAAGTATATTTAATTTCCCTACATTAAACAGAGTATTAAAATTATTTATAAATTTACTTCTTATATCTTTTGATAGTACTTTATCTAGTGGATTAAGAACTCTGTCTATTTCTTCTGTACTCATATTTAATATATTGTTTTTAAAATAATTTAATAGTCTAAATATACCTTTATTATTATCTTTAACTATTAAGGGTAGTCTTATATCACTACCTTTATTATTCTTACTTTTTGAGTATACATCATCATAGTATTTCTCATTTTCATTTATAATCTTTTCAAATGTAGAATCTTTAGTAGGTATCTTAACAACACTAGATTCAGTGGTATCTTCTTTAATAATATATTCTTCATTCTCATTAACAGTATATTCATTATCTGTATTTTTATTATATGTATCATCATTAAATTTAACTTGATTATTTACTACATATTGTAACGTTATTCCATTTATATTTTCACCTACACCATTATTATTCACACCAAAGAAAGTATCATTACTATCTTCTACTAAATTTATATTATTATCAACTATATATTTATATAGAGATTTTAATTCTTCATTAGTATTTATATCATTTTGAATTCTTTGAGATTGAAGATTCTTTAATATATCTATATTATCTTCTCTCCATTTATTAGTATCTATATCTTTTATAAATTTAGTTAGTCTTTTAGCTTCTGCAGGTGTATTAGCATTATATATTCTATCTAGAAGAGCTTTATTATTTGTAGCTGTAGGACTATATAAAGCTTTAGCTAGTTGATAAGCATGTTCTACACTCTTAAACTCCTTATCACTATATTCCCCTAGCTTATCAAGATTAGTTACAAAAGGGCTTTCATACATATTAGATAATGGATCGTTTTTACCAGTCCTACCTCCAAAATGTATAGTACTGTCTTTAACTTCATATCCATATTTATTTAAGATACTTTCTATATCTTTAGTAGGTTCTTCTTTTGTTTCTTCTTCTACATTATTAGTAGTAGTTTCTTTTGTATTCTCTTTATCTAGAGTATCATTATCCTCTACTTTAGTGTATTCTTTAATTGATTGTTTAGTATCTTTTACTTCAGGTTTAACCTCTTCTTTAGCATATTGCTTTACATTCTCTTTTACTTCTTGTGTAACTTCAGGTTTGGTTTTAGATTTTACTTCAGATTTAATACCTTGATTAAGTTCTTGCTTTAACTCTTGTTTTATTTCTTGTTTTAATTCTTTTTTTAGATCTTGTTTAAATTCATTCATTTGAGTCATAAACTCATCTAGAGATCTAGGTGCTTTAGTAGTATCAGTATACTTATTAGTTTCTTTAGCAGGTTGATTTCTAGTATTAGTTATTTTACTACTAGGGTTATTATCTTTAACTTCACTAGATTTAGTCTCTTCTTTTACACTAGATTTAGTACTTGATTTAGTACCTTTAACTTCATTAGATTTAGAAGTTTGAGTATTTTCATTAGTCTCTTCTTTAGCACTAGTTGTTTTTTTAGTATTATCATTAGTAGGTATATCAGAGATTAAATTCTCAAGTTTATTTATAGCTTCTAGAGTAGCTTTTATGGTATTAATAGTATCATTAATACCATTAGTTTTACCTCTAAATAGATATCTTTTCTTATACTCATCTTTCCAATTTGGATTTTTACTTTCAAAAGCTTTACTATCTTCTAGACTATATAGCTTTACAGTGTGTTCTGTAGTATTATTAGGTATATAGTGGAATACAGTTTTATTACCGTTACTAGAATCTTCTAATACACTAGTAAATTCATCTAGTGCATTTTCTTGACTAGTTTTAAATCTAGCTAGATTTTCTTTAGTTTGGCTAGAGTAATTACCACCTATAATTTCAGTAGCATATGAATATAAAGATTTACCCTTAAATTCTCTACCAGTATCGCCATATACAGTTTTAATACCATCTATAAATATCTTACTAGCTTGATTACCTTTAGTATAATAATCACCAAATATATCTATAATTTCATCTACTTTATTAAGTCTATTATTATCTATATTTGCACCTAGTTTAAGATCTTCATCATTTCTTATATCTTGTACTATACCTTTTAGTGTAGCTACAGCTTTAGATGCTCTTTCAGTATTTGTAGTACTACCCTCTACTGAATTTCTTACTTTAGTAAGGTTTTTCATAAGCTCTCCTATATTCTTTGGATTACTTACGTATAGAGATCTTATAACTTTATGAGCTAAAGTAGAAGTATTTTCAGGTGAGTTTATATTGTCTATAGTTTGTTTTATTAAAGATGTTAAAGGTGCTGCGACATTACTATTAAGAGTTCCACTATTTAAAGAGTGTAAAGCACCAGTTATTAACTGTATATGTTTGCTTCTAGATGCAGGATCAGAACTATTTAATAAATCCTCATTATTTAAACTAGCTGTAAATACTTTAGCAGTATTTGAAGAAACTTTTTCATCATTAAATAAATTATGAATTTTATCTATATATTCTTTAGGCATATCTTTGTATAGATTATCTACAGAAGAGTTAAATTTAGTATCGTTATAAGCTGTTTGTACCCTAGATTTTTGTTCTGATTCTTTATAGTTTTTACCTAGATTATATACTCCTCCAATAGTAGAACTACTTACCTTAGATCCAGCTCCCATTACACCACCTGCAAGCATAGCCATTTTAGCAGCTTCTTCAGAGTGAGCTAGCTTCTCTCTTTCACTCATATTAGGATTAGTAGCTGATAACTCTAGATAAGTTTGAGCATACTCTTGAGGATATTCAAATGCAGCTCCAGTTAATCCCCTAGCTGCAGCTTCAGCTCCAAAAGTATGTCCTTTTATAAATCCTTTACCTAGTGTATTTGCTACAGCTTTTTTAACTGGATTAAAGTTTTTAGTAGTAGATTCTATAGCTTTACTACCTAGAGTATTTACAGCTTTTAATGGAGTGTTAAGTAAAGAATTTGCTAATGGTCTAGTAAGTCCAGTTTTTAATAAAGCTAACTCTGCAGCATTTAAAGCAGAGTATCCAACAGAATATGGAAGTGCATTAATTGCATCTTTATATCCCATTTTATCATATGCTTCTGCTACGCTCACATCTCTACCATATGCCTTTTTAAGTTCATTTTGAACTCTTTCTACTGCAAGTCTGTTTGTATGCCTACCTACCATAGCACCCCAACCAACAGGTCCAGTAGCTATAGATACACCATCAGCTACCATTTCTGGAATTGATGCAGCTATTGTTTCACCTACATCACTAAGTCCAGCTTTTAAAGCTTTATAAGTACTATATCCTGAGTCCTCTTTAAATCTATCTTTAATAGTATTAAAATCATTCATAGGACTATAGTTTATATCTTCAACAGCACTATAAAGATTTTTAGATAGAGAAGCTATAGGGCTATACTTTTTAAGAGCATCTTGAGCATTACTATAAGCCTCACCAAAATCAATATTAGGATCCATAGCTTTATATGCAGCAATTCCAGAAGCTAGGGGTGCTGCTACAGTATTTCTTATAATACTATCAGCTAAACCAGCTAAAGAACTACCTACGGTATATGCACCAGATTTAAAACCAGCCGTTGCACCAGTTTCACCATACTTACCACTATTTGGATTAAATTCTGCATTAAATCTATTAATGCTATCATCGATCATAGAGTATTTTATTTCTTCTTCTAGATTAGCTCTAAGTAAATCTTTTTCTGAATTTACTTTAGCTATATCTTGATTTAATAATTCTTGACGTAATCCTAATGAAGCCCACTTTAATCCTTGAGAAGCTTCATACTCATTTTGAGCTATTCTTTCTTTAGTAATTTTATCTTGAAGTCCAAGTACCTCGTTAGTTCTAGGTTTAAATAGATTATTAGTATTACTAAGTACTTTATAGATATCTTTAGAAGCTGTATTTAAAGGTGCAGAAGTACTGTTTATAACATTAGCTTGATTGTTTAATACATTTTGTTTAGCAGCTAGTAGTCTATCTATATTAGCATAAGCTTCATTAGTAAGATCATTGGCTATATCTGCAGGATGTCCATTAATATTAATGCTTTTTTGAAGTGAAGTTTTCACTACATTTTCTAACTTTTTATTTACTTCCATTATATACCTTATAGTTAAATTTAGACTTATTATATAAGAGTATATTTAAGTAGTTTTTGGTATAGTTTCACACTTTAACTATAAGGGAGCTATGATGATATTATCTACATTCTTAGGTATGATTTACTATATAACATCGTATATATGCTTATATACTATATTTGGTTATAGCCATAGTAATATACACGAGATTTTATCCTTTTATTTACCAGCACTAGATAACAAAAATATATTTAAGACTATATACTTGTATCTAGCTATTAGAGTACTAATAGGTATAGGGATATCCATCTATTTCACTAGATTAAAGAATAAGTCTATTAAAGGCTTTATATATTATCTGTTTTTTGGAGTATTTATTATAGAGTTATTACCTTTAATTTTACTATTTACAAAGATAAAATCTATATCAAGACTATCAGAAGTTTTATTAGGAGTTATTTTACTATTATTAGAACTAGGAGTAACTTCTATGATGGCTATAAAATACTGGCTACCACTAATAACTATATAAGTATCTAGCGTATGCTAGATACATTATTATCTATTATAAGATTTAGTTACAGTGCCTCTATAGTTATTTAGTCTATCTCTTTCAGCTCTTAAATAAGCTTGATTTTCTAAAGCTATCTCACGATTTGTTTTCATATTTTTAATAGCTTCTTTGTTCATTCTATAATTTTGAAAAGCTTGAAGACCACTTAAAGCTAGATTACCTAAACCTAGTGCATTATTAAAAGCAAGACCACCTAGTAATCCATTACTTTGCTTACCTATACCCTCTGATGTTAGTAAATCTCTTGTTAGTTGTCTTTGATCTACTAAACTAGCACCTTGAGTCATCTTTTGCACATCAGCAAATTTACTATCAAAGAGTTTATTATACTCATAAGTAGGTAAGTACTCTATACCATTATTAGTACCACTATTACCAAATATGTAAGAGTTAAAATTACTGAATGAATTACCTATATTATTTTTAGCTTGATTATACCAAGAAGTATTATTACTAGACTTAGTATTAGCATTACTTCTAGCCATATTAATTAGTCCATTACTGTAATTAGCAGGTGTATAATCATATCCATACATAGGGTTAGAATATACTACATTCCCCACTAAACTTTGATTAGGGTTATACACTTTATACCTCCATTGATTTATTTATTGAATTTGCTATTGAGTTCATTTTATTTTGTTTCCTATCATATCTTTCTTTTACACCATCATACTGATCTTGTACTAAACCTAGCTCTATATTAGAGTTATTCCTAAGTTCTTTATTTATCTCTTTTTGTTGGAAATAATTAGCTAAGTTAATAGCTGTTCCTATACCTGCAGAAGCCATACCTAACCCACCTTGTAAAGCTGATAATCCAGTAGATATAGCACTACCCACACCACTAACATAAGGGTTTTTACTAAAACTTGCTATTAGTCCAGCTGCAGCTAACCCTCCAGCCATACCATTAAGATTAGCCTGAGTACTTGCTGCACTAGCTCCAAGTGAGTTACCCATATCACTAGCTTGTTTAGCAAAATTATTTAAGTTATTCATAGTATTAAAACTATTATAGATATTAGCACCTTTAGAAACAAGTCCTGATACATTACTTAAAGATGAACCTAACTTAGAAAAACTATCTTTATTTATATCAGCTTCTTTTCTAGCTATATGCTGATTAACTACATTATTAGGATTTTCATAACCAGTACTCATAGAATCATATAAAGGATTTTCACCATAACCATTCCATCTAGCATAGTCATTAGCAAATTCACTTGAGAAATTGTTTTGATATCCACCATTAAACATTCATCACCTCGTTTTCTTCATAGCTTTACCTCTACCTTTAGGCGAAGTCATAGACAATCTCTCTATCGACGCATAAGGATCAGGTGCTATAGACGAAGAAATTGTATCATATACACCATAAGCTTTTTCACCTGCTATAGCATCATAGTATTCATCTATCTCATCTCCTTGATCATATGTTATACTCTCTACTATATCAAGAAGCAGTTCGTCCATATCCTCTATCATCTGCTCTATCTCAGACTTCATCTTATTTATTTTTTCTTGATTAGAAGCTAGAAGTTTTTGAGTCTTTTTAACATCTTTTATAGTTACTATATTTATAGCTACATTTATAACTATTAATGATATAGTAAGTATCCATGCCCATACACCTGCAATAAGTGGTGTTGCAGTACCAAATGTAAATATTGTAACTACTACAGTTACTATAACCATTATAATCTGCAAAAGACTTTTACCTAGTAACTCCATAAAGGTTGTAAGAACATTTACAAGACTTTTAAAATGACCTTTAAAATCCAATGGTTTTATAATTAAACTTACAGAGAATTTAAAACTAGCTTTAAGGAAGCCAGTAAATTTATTCCACCATCCTTTCTTTTTATAAGTATAATAAACTCTATATCTTATCCATAAAGTACCCTCTACTACATGATCCTTAGCACTAAGTGGTACTCCTCTCCATAAACTTATAGGCATAAGCATACCTACTGTAGATCCCGCACTATAACTACCAGTAAATTCACTTCCAGCTGTAGCATCAGGTATGGTATCTAAGATAGTGTTTATATCTACTCTAGCTAAAGTGTATTTTCTATTAGTATAATAATACTTAATAGTATCCTTAAACAATTTATTTTCAGAAGTAACAGGTTTTCCATATTCATCAATAATAATTTCACTAGTTATATACTTAAAATATGTAGATTGGTATCTATATCTAAGAGTGCTTTTTAGCCACTTACTAGCTCCATATCTTAAAGCCTGTATAAGATCACTATCACTTATAACATTTATTTCATCTGTGTATAAAGAATTTAATAAGCTAGTATCTTTTTTATAAGGATGTCCTACCATAGCACTAAGAGAGAAGCCTTTTAAATAGTAGCAATTATTCTTTTTATCTATAGTGTGATAGCATATATAGTATTCATCAGTAGTAATTATTTCTACATTATTAGCATTTCTTACATATATAGTATAGATATCTTTAGGATCAACTGGTTTAGGCTTCCAACCCAAAATAGGACCATTATATTCATCATCATTTTTTTCTTTAGGTGTAAAAAGGTTTAAAGGTATGCCTACTTTAAATGCACTACTACCTCCAAAAACTCTTATACTCATAGGGTTTTTAGGTAATCCATATATTGGTGTATTGCTTATAAACCCTTTTATAGCATATGTTCCACCACTACTTACAAATGAAGTACCAGGATAATTTAAATAGTGAGTTTTAGCACTTTGTATATCATCACTAAAAGGAACATACTTAGCAAAGAAGTTTATTATAGCATTTAGATATCTAGCCCAATGAATTGACTGTCTTCTACTATAATCATAAAATCCTGAAAATTCTAAAAATTGAGATACTAAAGCGTGTGTTATTTCCCCTTGTCCAAATTGATTTACAAGCCACGCAGGTTCTTCATATAGCTTACTTCTACGTTTAGGATTACCAAAGCTTTTCTTTCTATATCCATTAGTATCTTCAGCTAGTTCTATTCTTCTTCTTTCCATACCTACCCACGGTCTAGAAAAGCCTTTTAAAGGAAACTCAGTACTATAGTGTATAGTATTATTTTTTAAAGATGAACTAGCTCCATGAGTAAGACCCTCTTTAGAGATAAGAAACATACTCAAACTATTATTATTAAATGTATAAAAAACTTTAGATCCCTCTATCTTTTTTATTCTATTTTGTATATTCTGAAGTAACTCTCTTTGGTATATTTTAAGCTCTATCTCTATATCACTTATATTTTCATTACCACTTATTAAAACATTATACTCACTAGATACTATCTTATTTCTTACTTCTACAGTATCAGTATATAAATTTAAAGCATTAGATATCTCATCATTACTACCACTTTTAAGTATAGCAAAGTCAAATGGTATAGCTAAAGGTGTATCTATATCTTTTTTATTAGTTAGAGTATAACTTTGCTTTAAAGAACTAAAATCGTCTAGATCTAGAGTAGGATTACTATTCATATTAATAGACTTACCTGTTAGAAATAAATTTATATTATTAACATTATGGTAACCACATACTAATTCATACTTATACTCTATTTTATTTTCACAAAAGTATGGATCAAATACTTTATCTACTATATATTCATTACTAAATTTATCTATAGAGTGATTTTTTATTAAAGCTAGTATATATCTATAGAGATCATCTCCAGTTGTATTAAGATACTCTATAGAGATATCTATACTCTTTTTATCACCACTAACTTTTAATGTATCTAGTGGTTCTTTAGAAAACAGGCTATTATCCAGCTTTATAACTTTATGAGTGATATCTTTTGTAAATTCTATATCCTCAGTTATAGCTTCTTCATTATTATCAAATAAAGCTACATTACTACCATCATCTTTTACATAGTAATAAGCTAACTTATACTTCACATTAGCTTTTATAGTGATAGAATTCTTATCCCTAGATACTATATCTAGACTATTTACTACAGGGGAATTTCCACCAAAAGGATAAACATATGGAGCTTCAGTTGTTATTACAGCTTGATTTGTTGTAGGTATAAAGTACGATGTATTTTCTTTAGTTTTAGTTTTAAGCATATGCTCAAATAAACTTAGTTTTAATATATCCTCACTATAGATAAACTCCTCTATTGCACTGTAAGTCACTCTATTTATAGAGTTTTTATCTACTATTTTTTCTACACTGTTTTTTACTTTATCTATATCATTTGCTAATTTATCTAGGTTGCTTGTTAATTTATCTAGAGCATTCTCTACTTTATCTAGTGGATTTACTACTTTATCTTTACATACTCCCTCAAATACTTTACCTACTTCTTTAGGTAAGGTTATATCACTCTTACTTACAAATGTATATAGATATTTATTAGTAGTTGAACTATTACTAAAACTATTAAAAGGTATATATAAAGCATTATCTTTATACATAAATGTATTTGGTAGTGTAGATGGCAGATCACTATCTATTATATTGGATTTCATTTGAGAGTATAAAACATTTAAAAACTCATAGTTAATATCCTCTGTACTACCCTCATGTATTATTTTATAAGAAATATTTGTAGCTTTAGGATAGATAGTATATAAATAGCTTTTAATACTATCTGAAGATGTTGTATATACTTTTACTTTTTGTGTTTTACCTAGACTAGTATGTTTTGTTACAAAGGGGTGATCATGAACTCTTGATCTTTGCAAGATAGAATCTTTTAATAAATCACCACCTTTATAACCTTTAGATTTATTCTTTAAGAAATTCTGTAAGGTGTTTTTAGCATACTTAGTTACCCACTTAGTAGATTTTCTTTTAGGACCACCTAGCTTGACTAAACCATATATATTATCTCCAAAGAGGTTAACCCAGTGATACTCTTCAACCTCTACAGTTTTAGAACGAAAACCCATTATAAATCTATCTTAGACTTAGGTATATTTATACGATCATCTATATTATATGTTTTTATTTTTTCAGCTCTTTCTTTAACAGCTCTATAAGTAGAGTTAAGATTACTTACATTTAAAGGACCAGTATCTACTTCATCTAACATACCTGAAGCATATATAGTTGAGAAAGCATCTAGTTGAGCTTGTAGAAGTTTTATCTGTACATTATCATCAAAGCCCTCTAATTGTCTTTGATATGTTTTTATTTGAGCTAGAAGTACTTCTTGTTGAAGTTTATCTGTCTTATCTTTATTAACTGCTTGTTGCCATTTAAGTAAATTATCTTTAGATAATGCAGCTAGCCCTATAGCTTGTTTTAAGCATTCAGCTATAAGTTGAGTATATATTTGAGCATAGTCTTCTTTAGTTATTCTACCTAGTTCTCTTTGTATAAAGATATTATCATTTATAGCATTAAGTAGTACATCTAGGTATCCATCACCACTCCACGCTAGATCCTTAGTATCTACACTACCTGTTATTTTTCCATTAGTTATAGCTTTAAGATCTATAACTATCTCTTCTTTAGGTATTAAAGTTGAATAAGTTGTAGTTACTTTTTCATCCATATTTATCCTTGCAATTGACTTAATTAAACCCTAGATATCTAGGGCTTTATAAATCAATTATTCAGACATATCCTCATAAGATACACTATATTTATTTATAAATCTATATTTACAAACACCAGTATTTACACCATCTTTTACATAAGGAACATGTAAGAGTATTTTAGCTTCTTTAGCAGTATCTATAAGGCATTGCTCTAGTTCTACTGGTATATTTAAAGGTACTACCCTAGATAAAGCAAAGAATTGATTTTCACAAGTTAGAAAAGCTGTATTTACTTGATCATTATCTCTTTTATCGTTATATATGATAGTTACTATACGTTTTTTCATAGCTTTCTTTTTAGCTTCAGCAACTATCTCTTTAAATGTTTTAGGTTGTTCTTCTTCTTGTGTAATTATTTCTTCTTGAGTATTGTCTTCTTTTTTTCTATAAGCCATTATTATCTTTCCTTTTAAATTTAAAAAGCCCTAGTTTAAAGCTAGGGCTTAGATATTAACCTTGTGTACCTGTAGCAAGTACTAAACCTTTAAGAAGTTTCTCTTCTTGTAAGATGATACCTGCATACCACATATTATAAGTAAACCATCCTCTAGTTCCAAAGCGGTTACCACTATCTACTTGACTTGGAGCTTGAGCATTAAATACTACTTTACCATGTCCTTTAAGACCTACTGTAGCAAAGCTATCTTTTGTAGGGAATAAGATAGGGAATACATCAAATTTAGCTCCATTACCAATTTCACCAGTATAGCTAAGATCTCCTACATAACCAGTAGGTACATCTACACCAGCTTTTTCATATACTAGTTGTTCAGCACTTTCTATAAAGCATACTTCACCTAGCATACCTATTTCACCCTCAGCTAGAGTTTTACCACTAGCATATTTATATGCAGGTACAAAAGTAAATTTCTCATAGAATTTCTCACCTCTTGTAACCTCTGTTAGATCAAATTTAATCTCAGGTCCTATGATAGCATAGTAAGCAGCAGGAACTGGTTTAGAACAAGGTTTAGTATCACCTGTTACCATTTCTACGTTTTTAGAAGCTCTGTTTCTAACTAGCTTTTGAACACATCTTCTTAAGTAGTCATAGCTTATTCTATAGTTATCATCTAACGTACCATCAGCTGTAATACCTTGTCCCATAGTAGCTAGACTAGTACCAGCTCCAGAGTAGATTACGTTATTAGTTGATAACATATCAAATTGCACTAGATCTTCAAATAAACTATTAGCTCTCTCACCTAGATCTTCTCTATATCTTACTTGAACATCATCATTAGAGAATATCTCTACTTCATCAGTATAGTCTAACTCTTCACCATATCTATTTAGAGTAGTTTTTAAATTTATTTTAGTTATCTTTAAACTATCTTTTTCTTTAGCTCCCTCTTCTAGTTTAGCACTAGTAAATCCAGCAGTAACATCTGCTATATCTCTTGAGCTTATAAAACCTTTTTTATTAAATTCAGGATCTGTTAGTGGTCTATCATAACTTCTAAGCCATCTAGATATAGCATATGTTTTACCTAGTTTAGTAGGCATCTCTTTTTTAGAAGCAAATTGTCCATATAAGTTTTTTCTATTAGCAGCTTTTATACCAGCTTTATCATAGTATAACGTATATAGATTCTCACCGTGAGAACTATCATTCCCAGCATTATATTTATTTATCTCAGCCATATTTTACCTTTATATTGATCTTTGTAAATTAGCATACCATTTATCAAATTCAGGATCATCATCTTCATACAAAGCATCAATATAGTTTTTAGATTGACTAGCAGTAGTACCAGTTTGAGGTATAGCTACTTGTTTTCTTTGCATATTAGTAGGATTATTATTTGATTTAGGTATGGTAGGGTTGGCTTGAGGTGGTTGAGGTTTATTATTTAAACTAGCAAGATATTGTTGTCCTGCAGCTATATAGTATTCTACCATAGGTTTAGAACCACCATCAAGCGAAGCCATCTTCTCTGCTAAAGGCAGAACCTTATCAAAAAGTCCGCTTTGTATATCTTTGTGTAAGCCCTCTAATGCACCAGAAGTAGAGTATAAGAAATTCTTACTCTCTTCATCAAATGCACTATATACTTGACTTGTTCTAGAAAACTCAGCATCATTTTTTATTTTATTTATTGATTCTTCAAAGTTTAAAGCAATTTCACTTTTTCCATAATTAGTAGGTGAGTAGTTCTCACTATTTTCAGGTATATCATATACATCTGTTCCACTATCATGAACCAGCCTTGCAAGAGCTTCTTTATTACCTTTTTTGATATCTATAAGTAAATTTATATCATCACTAGATATACCGTTATCTTGCATAGCTGATATTATTGTTCTATACGGTTTTATAGCAGTAGTTTTTTTAGTATAGTCCATACCCTTACTAGCCAGTGTCGCTAGTTCATCTAGGGTAAAGTCATACTCTTTACCATTAGCTTTTATTTTATAAGTCTGAACACTAGGTTCAATATTTTCTTCTGTAGATTTATTATCCATCTCTTCAGCTAGAGAAGAGTCTTTATTTACATTATAAGGAACTTCTTCACTAGCTTCTATTTGAGATGATTTGGTAGTATCATTTATTTCTTCTTCGGTTTTGTTTTGCAAGCCATCGCTATTATCCTCACTTTCATTTTTAGCTTCATTGCTTCTTTGTTCTAGGACAAGTTTTTCTAATTCTTCATCGCTTAGATTCCATAGTTGATCTTCAGTCATTTAAACTATCCTCCTCATCATATTCTTTACTTTCACCTAAGATATGAACCATATCTAGATAATAAGAGAAGTTAGATATAGCTATTAGATCCTCCATTATCTCAGATCTCTCACCTCTTTTTTTCACATCAGGTCTAGCTAGTAAGCTTACAGAATCTAAAGCCTTTTGTTTTAGAAAACCATCTAAAATAACTTTTTGAAAATCAGGGTTACTCTCAAGTCTCAAAAGAGCCTTATGTAATTCTATAAAGTACGAGTTGTCTTTTGTAGCGAGAGTCTCTGCTTCTAATTTAGTCATTACTATCCTTTATCAAAAATATATTAAAAATTATAAACTATTTTTAGACACTGATTTTTCGAGAAGTTTCAATACATTTTCATTGACTTTAAAATCTTGATCACTTCTTTTCATTTCCATATTTTGTCTATGTTTTACACCACTGTATTGTTGCAAATAATCTAGATCTTGTTTATCAGTTCTAGATCCTATATTACTAGCTTTAGCATACTCTGTTTCTACCTTAGCTTCTTTTAGTGGTACATCAGCTTCTGTTCTACTAGCTTTAGCTCTCTCACTAGCTACTTGAGCTTCTAATAACTCTAGTTGTAACTCTTGCATTCTTTGAGCCATAGGATCAGCTTGAGGTTTAAATTCCCTTATACTTCTAGCTAGGTCAGGTCTTCTATATAAATTACAGATATCAGCCATTATCATTTGTCTAAGCTCAGGATTTTCACTAGGTCCTAAAGTCTGAAGTAAAAAAGCTAGTTCATTAGCTGTAGCTTTATTATCATCGCTAGTTGATATAGTAAGCTCTATATCTATACAAGCTGTTATATCGTCTCTTTTTATATTTATGAACTCATCATTAGTTATTCTAAATTGAGACTCTTCATCTAGGTAGACTGCGTCATATGCAAGCCACTTTCTAAGCAAAGGCTTTATAAGGTTTTCACTTATATTTCTTACTATATTAAGTCTTCTTGTATTAGCAGAGTCCATAGCTCCTTGAATACCTAAAGCTGTTCCACCTAGAGCATTAGAGTTTATACCACTATTAAAACTATTAACTCCAGTAATGCTTTCTGATTCATTATTAAGTAGTTGTACGAAGTTAAATATTGATCCAGGTAGTTCATTAAAATGTCCATCATAGAAGTCATTAGGGCTACCTTGAAACTCAAAGTTTTCTCCATTCATAAACCTACGTTTATTAATAACATCTAAAGCACCCATTCTAATACCTTTTTGACCGTTGTTACTCAAAGCCATATTATCTATAAAGCCTCTATATATAGCAGTCTTTATCTTTTGTATATCACTAAGTAACTCTGCATTACTCTCACCATATAAACTAAAAGGTATAGTAGAAAATGGAGTTATTATAAATGGAGGTTTCTTATCAGGGAATGGATTATCTTCAAGTCTTATTATCACATCACCTACCCAAGTACATACCATAGGTTCAGCTACACCATCACCATTTAAATCATAATTTCCCCAGTATTCATAAACTAGTAATTTAGTTCTAGGTACATCTTTAAATCTAAAGTAAGTATTATCTTCAGGGTAATAGTCAGTATCATTTAAAGCTTCACCTTGAGATACACTATTATCTCTTACTACTTTATCTAGGTTTTTATATATACCAGCATTCTTTAGATTACTGATATCACTCTCATATCTATACACTATAAATTGAGCTTTATCAAAATCACCATAACAAGTAGGATCTATAAATACATCTTTATTCTGACATACAACTGCTGTAGGTTGATTTTTTACTACTACTTTTCTTTTTATAAATTTATACTCTTTTACTGTCTCTGGTAAGCTACTAGCTTGAGAGTTTATCTGTTCTAACTGTTCTTGCATCCCAGCTAAGGCTTGTTGTAGTTGTGGATTTTGTTGCTCTTGTATAAGATTAGCAGCTTCTTTTGGTGAGATACCTTGAGAGTTAGCAACTTGTTGCACTATACTAGGATCTATTTGAGACTTGGCTTGAAGTTGTTCCATTTGAGATTGTATCTGCATAGCTATTTGTTGTAACTGCATTAATTCAGGGTTTGGTACTTCAGTTTCTACTCTATCTTCTACTTCTCTTTCTTTATACTCCCAACCAGTTCTTATAACACAAGTACCCTCTTGATCTAGAACTTTAACTGCTTCATTTATAAAGTTATATCTACTAAATTGTCTGCAAAATTGTGTATTTAAAAGTATCTCTATCTTTGGAGCTATTTGTGCATCTTCATAAGTTACTGGATTAGCTTTGATTATATCAGGGGTAGATATGAAAGGCTCAACTAAAGCAGGGTGTTGCCATTCACTCTGCTTTTTTATATCTCTTGAAACTATGGAAGATCTACCTTTAGTTTCATTACCATACTTTTCTCCATTATACTCTTTCTTCCATAGAGCTATTTTAGAATCTATCTCTCTTCTAGCTTGTTTAGCTGCTTCAAGATCACTTTTTAAAGCTGAGAGTATATCCTTTGCATTTAACTTCATTATATCCTTTCTACTATACTTGATAAGCTCTAGTAGTCCAACCTTTTCTAAAGACATTTAAACTAGGCTTATTTTGGATTATTTTGTTATAGTACTCTATTTCTAATTCATCAAATTTTATATCAAATTCACTCTCATCAAAACTATTTATAGCTTCTAAACTAGCATTACCTATAACTCCATCAGCATCTACACCAACTACTCTTTGAGCTATCCTAGATGCAGTACCTACTCCAGCATTGACTCCAAAACAAAACATCTCATCAGCTATCTTTTGTGAGTCTAATCTATCTAGTTTTAACTTATCCCAGTAATTAGTCTTATAAAACTGCATAACCTTACCTTTAAGCCATTCATCATTATAAAGACTACTACTAGCTGCTTTTATATCACCAAAGCTAGATAGAGTGTTTCTTACCATATTCCAACCACTCCATCTAGGATTAGCTGACTCATATATACCCCAAAAGGTAAGTCCATTCTCACCTTTATTTCTATGTAAGCAGTTGTTAGGATTATTAAACTCCATTTTACTCATTAACTCAAAACTGGATTTAAAATTTGCCATTATCATTATCCTTTTTATCACATTTTATACGTTCTCTCATCTGTAGCTACTCCCTTGAATTTTATCCCTTAGCAAATTCGCACTCTCTTTGCAATGCAAGTGCATATCGCTTGTTTTAGCCTTTATATCTTTGATATCATCTCTTATATCATTTAAGAATTTATTTTGAAAATCTAGTTGCTGACTAAATATAGT